TTGTACCGCATATACAGGATAACCAGCAAGTGAGTATCTTATACCAAATGAATTAAGTGTGTACCTATTAGCTTTATCAAAATCAAACTTATCTTCAATTAGTCCCTGAAAGTATGTATTGTCACCGTCGTCATTATTATCACTACAATTTAAATCTTCATCGTCAGTTTGAATTCTAGCACTATCTGGTGTTTGTCCCCATAAACTATTAGAGTTTGTATTCATTAAGTATGAAGAATTATTTCTAGTATAAATGTCGATCCCATTTATTGTTGTTCTAGCAAGCGCTCCGTCACTTACTTCATATTCTAAATCCAAAGGTAATTTTCTTAAATCGCACGAACAAGTCTCACAATCAGGGTAAGACATGGATGGTAATGTTATGCCTCTAAATTCTCCTGAACCTCTTAGTAATGGGTTCACTTTTCTAACAAAGGCGACGGTAGCAAAACCAAAAGCAATTCCAAGACCAATCATTAATAAACCTAAAGCAATTGCTGGGAACGCCAAAATACCACCAACAACAAAGAATACGGATAAAATACCTAATAAAATAGGTACAACAACAGCTAAAACTCTTTTCAATATTGGCCAAATAAGTGCGGCAAAATGTAAAAGCGGTATCAATACGTATGCTAAAATACCTAAAGTAGTAATTGCTATGTTAAATACAAAAAATATTAAATCAAAGTTTCTAACCCCATCATTAACGGGCATTCTATTTGTTGTAGACGTACAAGTTCTATCGGTTATTTCTTTAATTCCTAAATGTCTCGATCTATTATATCCCCATTTCCACCTGTCAATAAATGAACTTACAGTGTAAACTCTATTGAAATTAAATTCAAAAAATTTATCGTTACAGTTGATTGCTTCATTAATCATAAATTGACCTACAGTTGTTCCGGTATCTCCGTAGTCGTTCCAATCTAAACTAAAAGCATATGATTTATTTTGTAAACTATCACTTGATGGTCCGTTAGCTGACGCGTTACTATCCCAACCATATTCTCTAATATTTGGAACTAAGTAATCGGCTCTTAATACATCTTCATCTTCTCCACCTTCATTTTGGTATTGAATTCTAAACCTATATTTACCTTTAGTTGGTATACCTACTTTAGGGTCATTTGATAATATTTGTTCTCCGAACTCGTTTGTTGTAACATAATCATAGTTCATAGGTATTTCTATTAACCATGTACCGTCCTCATCAATAACATTACCACCCTCAGGTAGATTATACTGTTCTAAAACTGGATAACCAAGAGAATCTGAAAGTATTGTTTGTCTTACTGCTAAAATTCTACCAGGAGCACTAACTAAATCACAAAGATTACCCGTATCAAACTTTGGTTTACAGTTGGTTAAAAGTGCATCCTTTTCATCTGTTGAAAACATAGATCCCATAAAAACACAATGTGGTTGTATTTCAATACCTTGATCTCTTAAATCAAAATCTAATCTTGTAATACCTACATTACACAATTCTTCCTCACCCCAAAATGAAGCGACTTCTATGTCTTCAACTATGTTAACTATTTGAGGTAATGAACCCAAATCTGAAGAAGCCCTAAAATTAGGTCCAGCAAACTGAGCGTCTGTTCCCATATTCATTCTGATTAAATCAGAAGGTCTTAAAGAAAAACACCCGATGTTTGAAAGGTCTACATCTAAAACTATTTTTTGATTTCCTAATGGGACACCAACAATCATAAAGTCACCACTTTCGTTTGTTCTTACAGTGTATTTATAATATTTTTCATATACCTCTAAGACTACAGGACTTGTTAAAAGATCTGACCTATCTGGAAATGTTCCTGTTGCTGCGTGTCCACGATATTCAGGAATATATGGTAATAAGTTATACCTATAACCATCTTCATTCTTATTTTCTATTGTTTTATAAGGGTATAGTGTTGAAATTATTGGATCGTTTTCATCTATAGTAGATAAGGGTACAAAAATAGACACTGAAGCATTTGGTACGCCATAACCACCGTTTACTATAACTCTACCTGCAACAACACCATAGTCAGCACAAAATCTAGTATAGACCTCATCTTGTCTTAATTTCAAAGATAAAATTTCTATAAAATCAAAATCTTGTTCAATGTTTAATCTTATTGTTCTATCCTCACCCGGTTGTGTTCTGAATCTGTAGCTTTTACTCATTAGTTTGTTTGATGATAAATAGTTTTATTATCAATTTTAAGAATAAACAATAAAACATCGAAATAAACAATCTTAGAAAATATCTACTCCTGAAAGATTTTTAATTCTGACTTTAATGTCTTTATTTGGAAATCTAACTTGATAAATTTGATCGGGTTCTGCAAATATTGTATTATCAATAAGAGCTATTTGTTTTGTTTCTGCATTTGAATATTGTTGTGATGTTTCAGATGAAGAATACTGTCCACCAACTTTGTTGAAGACATTTATACCTACTAATGTATTAACTCCTGGTATGTCTTGTATTAATCGGTTTAGGTCTGATATATTAATATTTTGTCCCAAGTCTCTGTTAGTCGGTGACATATAATTATTTATTGAATTAATAACTTGAGTTATTATATCAGATGGTGTTGTTGTGTTATCTACTACGACAAAAACTTCAAATTCTAAGTCAATTACTTTTGCAAGTTCAATAGAAATATAGTCATTTATCATTCGGTACTTTGACAAGTATGTTGCTAGATTTGTTTTTAGATTATTAGATACCACTTGTGTATAAGCCCCTGAAACGTCTGTTGACAAAATTTTAATAACAATTTTATTATTATTTTCTACTATCGAGACTCTTGCTGGTGCACCAAAGTTACCTGGCATAGTATCTATTATCGATTTATAATCATTGATTGTCACTGCTCTTCTTTGTGCTGAAAAGTTATATGCAACCATATTTCTAACTTCTTCTGTTGTTGGTTGATTCGCACCTCCAATAGCCGCTGTTACATTTATAACTGATAGTGATTGAGATACATTTGAGTTTTCAACCGCAGAAGGACCGTTTACTGCAAAATCAATGGTACCTACTTGATTTATAACACCCACACCAATATTAGATGCTAAACCACCGCCAACGCGATATTGAACAAAAAGTGTTGTATTTGGTTGAACTGTTACTCCAAGACCTATGTTATTTTGATAATTTTGAAGCTTCAAAGGTATCATTGTTTTAGAAAACTGTCTAAGTTGTTCTTCAGGTGTTGTAGATCCGGCACCAAATTGTATTTTAAGAAAACCTTCAGGAGTATATTCTGTTATAAATCTTCTATCTGTTTTTATGTATTTTCCAACCTTTATACCAGCGTTATCAACTGGTTTTGTTGGGTCCTCAACAAAAATAGTATTATCAACCAATGAAGGTACCTCATACCATCTGTTATTTTCACTAATAAAGTCACTATTTCTTGGTACAGTTGCATATGATGTTCCATCTTTTTGTATAATAGAAGTTACTCCAAGCACATTTTTTTCAGGTAAGAAAAAACTAAAGAAAGGAAACACATCTTGTGGATTAATTGTTCTTTTGAAAATCTTTGTTGTACCATTAACAACTACTTCTTGTTTTGTTATTACATAATTTTTAATTATATTGTTCTGATCAAATGTAGGAACAACTGTTCTGTTAACATTACCTTCAGCATTAAAATCAGATGAAAAATCAACATCATTTTGTAATTCAAACACGGTACCTCCACCTAAGAATTGTGAACCAGCTCTTAAAATCCCTAAATACCTTTGATCGGGTTGATCTCCAAGAGCATTAACAACTATAGATAAGTTAACAATAGCAACTGAAGGTCTATAACCCGGAACTTTTAACCCGTAAGTTCTAGCTATATTAAAAATCGACGATCTTTGTTGTGCGTATTGAAGTACAGTTTCTTGAATACTTCTATCAATATGGAAATGAAGATTATCTCCAATTGCAGCATTTAAATCCATCAAAACAGAAAAGACCGACGCATCATTAAAATTTTGAATCAACTCAGGATAATATTGTTGAGTATAATTTATCAATGTTTGTCTTAGACCTTCAAAGTCCCTAACTGTGTAATCTATTTTTTTCGCCATTTTTTATAAATTAATTATTACAAATTCTCTTGATCCGAAAGGACTACTTTCATCTGTATATGTTATTTTCACTTTAGCAGTGTATTCTTCAGTATTAGCACCAGGAACTCTGTAAATAGGTATATCAAACTGCTCCGATGATAGTTCTCCAAGTGATGGTTCACTATCTGTATATGGTTCAATTGTAATGTCTTGTATCGTTAGATTAGGAATATACTTTCTAACCGCCTCTTCTATTTCTATTTTTATAGCCTCAAAAGTTTGACCATCCAATGGTTCAAAAATAAATTCATATAATCTTGTTCCAAAATCAGGTAAAAAATATCTCGATCCCTTTCTTGTTAATAGTAAATGAATTAAATTACTTCTAATTTCATCATCAGTCTCTTCAGAAAGTGAAAAATATTTCCCTTTGATACTTTGTCTAAATGGAAAAATTATACCGTAAGTAATACCGTCAGCCATATTCTATAAATATAGTTAGATGAAAATTTATTTAAATAAAAAAATCACTGATTAACTCAGTGATTTTTCTTGTAGATTTGTATTTCCTCTTTCGTGTCTTGGTTCGTATGGACATTTTAAACATCCATTACCACAACACTTACCTCGTTTTATATGGTACTCTTCAGTCATGACCATTCTGCCTTGACCATCATAATAAAATTCATTTGGTTGAAGTTTTGGTCCGAACTCTCTAACATATTGTTGTTGTATCCAGTCTTTTGATGCTCCTACGTTCATTTTAATTATTCTTTCTAAGATTATAAAACGCCAACATAACTTGGTATGTTAGCGTTATATCGTTACCCCATTGTACTTTCATAATATTTTGTATTTAAACCCCATTTAAATTTGTCGATTTTTTTAATATCAAAATCGACTAATTTGTTATTTTTTGTTACTTGATTACATAGAAAAATAAACATATCTTGACTGAAAATATTTTTCATTACATTTATGTGTTTATGAACCCATTGTACATTCCCAATAACATAACCATTTTTACTGTCTATTCTATCTAATGATGCGGTATATGTTTTATCATTCCAACTAATTGGTAAGGTGATATTAATTCCAGATAAATTACACTTACCACTTTGTTTTACATATAAGTCGTAAAGATAGTCCTTTGTTAAATTAAAATCTAAATTTCTTCTATTTGACCTTTTAGACGTTTTATATTTAGTTATATTATACCATAAATTTCCGGTTATCCCACCGTCTTTATTTATTTTATTTTTACAACCACAAGAAACTATACCTCCACTACGTAAATGTGTTCCAAACACTTCTGTTATATTACCACATTCACATTCACAACCATATCTTATATGGCCATTTTTATTCCTTTTTAGTTCTTCAACTACTTTAAGTTTCCCAAAAACTTTACCAATCATTTCAATTTTTTTCATATTTCACAGGTATTTGTTATTATATATAAATATATTGTGAAATAAAAAAAGTAAGGAACTTTTAATATATTCCTTACTTTTATAACATTAAATAATCTCGCAAGAT